GCCTTCATATTGCGCGTGAAGCGCTTGGAAGGCTTACCGAGACGGTAAACAGTTGATGTGCGACCGTTAGCGAACGTCTTACGGTTCGAGTAAATTGGAAAACCAGCAAAGCGAGCTTCGCTAACGCGAGCAGCTGCACCAGTACCAACCTGCTTCTGAAGCTGAGAGAGTGTCAAACCATTACGGTTCTTCTTTAACTCAAGAACTTCAACAACGCGTGTCTTAGTAGAATTATGCATTTTAATAACCTCATCAATTAACATTAACAACTTCCTTGATATCACACTTATCAAGTTGGGTAAAGTATAAAGCACCTAAGACTAAAAGTCAACAGGACGCTTCAATAATTTTTTAGCTAACTTGACCTTTTCGAAGTATTCCCTTGTTAGTCCACGCTCTCGACCATAAGCCTCAATCTCCCAAGGTTGGTCATAGTAAGAAACTTTATTAATGTTATACTTCTTATTCTTATATACTGATACATTGAAGTCAGTTGATGGAAGGTCAATTAGTTCATTCTTAACAAACTGTTTAACATGAACCATTTCGTGGGCAAGTGCACTAATGATATACCTTAACGATACCTTTGGAGGTACAAAAATATTCATTACAAACTTTCGAGGTTGTCTGTTATTGTCCATCCATTCAACATTAGCACAATCGTCTTCATAATTTATAACTGGTTTCTTTACTAACTTTAACTTAATGTTAATTTGTTTGTTCAAGTCTTTTGTAAAGAATCTATTAGAAAAGAATCGAGCAAATTGTCTACAATGTTTGTGGTGTAATTTTGTTCCACCTTCAATTTGTAGTCTCATTACCGTTTCTCCATTGTTGCTACAACATTACTAGAATCCAATATTATAATGTGAATGTTAGGAGCTTGCCAGTGCCTGTTAAGGTAAGCTCAGAATCTTGAGCCACGACTACTGGAATTTCTAAATCAGAATTATGAACCTCACCATTAGCAAGTGTCATTGACCCTTCTAGCAATACTGCATGCCTATTATGCTCTACTTTTAGTTCACCATTAAAATCAACAAGCTGAAGAGCATTGATGGTTATGTTGGCATCATTTGGTTTAACTGCAACTGATACACACTCACTAGATCCTGTGCGTAGTACAAGAACAGCTGGATCTGAGTCAGACTGTTCAACAGGGACTTCTATTGGCCCTTCTGGTGCTTCAGGTACTCTATATGCTAGCAGTGTGTTAAGACCACCAAAGCGAAACTCGCCATTGGCCTGTAGTCTTCTCTTGTGGATTGTGTATTTGTTAGAAATTTTTGCGCCGTAAAAACTCATAGTAGCTACCTCTAAATTCCGTAATGATTGTAGAATTGTTCACGAGCCAAGTTAAACTTGTTTAAGTATGGATATGTAGTCTTCTCAAATATTTGTGCTTCAGAATCTACATCATTTGCTACAATAACCACTAAAGTATTTATCGGTTCTCTAGTTAGCTCGTACCAAGCACAGGCATAAGCTGAAGTTTGCATAAAATAATGCTCGATCCACCTCTCTTCCTTAGTTTTGGCTGATGTTTTGAAGTCAATAACAGCTAGCTTACCTTGGTACATTCCTATACAATCCACTGTCCCAGCTACCTTTAGGTAGTTTGACCAGATTGGCTTTTCTAGGGCATGAATAGCTGTTACGTTAGCATTCATGGCCCTTCTTAACTTATGGAATAAGTCCACAGCATCCGGCATTGCTTTGTTCTTATAATGCTCAAAGTCACTATGTTTTAAGATGTATTTTTCAGCCAAATTATGGACAACTGTACCCCTTCCGGAAGCCTTCTTAGATATTCTATTAGCAGTTTCTTCACCAACCTTAGCTCTCCATTGCTGGATGCCTTCTTTAGTTGTGAACCCAGTAACGGAAGTCACCGAAGGGAGCTTAGCCCCCTCCGGTGTTAGATACAATCTTGGTTCACCGTCTATCTTTTCTAATTTTGGAAAATTATATAGATGGGTTTTTAGTTCAAAGTCTACCCTATCCAAACCCTAGTTCCGTTTTAGCAATAATGTATTTTTTAACAAATCCTGATCTCACTATATCATCCACTAAAAACTCAATATAGTCAACATCAGCAACAGTGTTGAGGATCTTCATAAAGTCCTTCAGACCAGATTTGTCTTTGGTTGATTGTAAGTCAGTTTGTCTATAGTCACCACAGAAGATGATCTTAGAATAGTCACCAACTCTTGTAATGACTGAATCCAATTCACCAAATGTCATGTTTTGGATTTCGTCTACAAGGATAACTGTATTGTCTAATGTAAGACCCCTAATGAACGATGTAGACATAAACTCAACAATACCAGCTTCCTTGAGGATATCATATCCATCAACTCTTTGTGTTAGACAATTAATGATTTCTCTATATGGTTGTTCATAGACGCTTAACTTTTCTTCTAGTGTTCCTGGCATAAAGCCTATGTCTCTTGTAGGAACACAACTGCGGACTATGGCGATACGTTTGAACGCTTTATGCTCTAGTACTTCTTTTAGAGCAAGGTAGAGGCTGACGAATGTCTTTCCTGTGCCTGCGATACCGTGTAGTAGTAAGTGAGATTTATAGAATGACTCAAATACTTTTTGCTGCGCTTTTGTTATTGGATATATCTGATGTAGCTTGACTCCTTGCTGATGTTGGTTACCGTTAACTGCTAATCTAAGTTTCTTCTTAGCTTTGTTTGGCATTGAGTACTACCTTTTGTTACCATGTGTTGATGTTACTCCTTTTATGCTTAGACTTAATATTTTTAAGGACGTCACGGAATCCTGCATCAGGCTTTTTACGGCCAAGGAGGTGTGGATCTCCGATTGGGGGAGCTTGTGTGATTATAATCTCTAGGAGAGGGTTCGCAGCTAGGTACTCGTCTAGCTTGGAGATAGACATGAACTCCTCATGTACTTCACCTGTCTTGGTGTTTTCAAAAGTGTATGTAGGCATATGTTTATTTATCAATCTTAAAGTTTTTGCCTGTGACTTCATTAATAAATTCTAAAAATTTTTCTGCTTCTTTTTTCTTACCACGAATAACAAAAAATATAACAGCAGCATTAACTCCAGCTGTAGTGCCTTTTATGGCGCCTTGGAAATACATCCAGGCTCCAAAACAACAGCTCATTAGGAACCATAGAATATGTATACCATATTGTTCTATCATTAACTATCGCCTATAGTCTGATTCATAGTCGTAAAAGTCTTCATCCATGTCGTCGGCCGACAACCTCTTTAGCGCATCCAAATCGGTGGTCCTCAAAGCATTCCGAATATGCTTCTCACTACGGTCCTTCTGCTTTGGTTTAGATGGGCGGTCCTCATAGTCATCAAAGCGTTGATTACGAGAATACTTCTTAATCGTCATGGAACTAAAACCTCTTACTTAACATCATCCGGTAGGATTTCTGGGAATGCTAACTTAGCGACATCAGCTGTGATTCCCTTATACAGCTTATGAAGTTTCTTATCCTTGGCAGCAACAAGCATATCAGCTTCTGCACCAGGTAAAGATTCGATAATAGTAATAAAGATGTTCTCTCTTTTCATCTTGGTCATATTCTGACCTGGCTGGTCAACAAGGTAACCAAACTTACGAGCCTCAGCATGAATATAACCTTTATGGTATTCATCCTGCTGCTTCTCAATTCGCTTGAAGGGAGGAGCACCTTCTGGCAATGCTGCCACAACATTAGGATGGAATGCCAACTGAAGAACACTCTTCAGAGCAAACGAATCATTGGCCTTTAGGACATCAGCTCTTTCTTGCTTTGTCTTAAACTTGTTGGCAACCTCTAGTACTTCATACACATTATTATTCATTAGAATTCTCCAATATGTTCCATTAAGTTTTTCAGTTTGAACTTAATGAAGTAATTTAACAAATCTGCTTTCTTCTTTCCTTCCTGCTCATTGAACTGAGTAAGGATAGTGTTATAGACATCTACTGGAATCTTAGATAGGTCTACAAGTGCTTCGTTTCTCTTATATCCACGAAGCATATTCTGGTCACAAAAATCTTCAGGGTTACAATGCTTGACCCACTGATCGAGACTTTTCTGGCGGATAGGCTTTTGACGAGTGCCTGAGATAAAGACATCATCGCCTGATAGGAAGTTTGGAACACCATCACCTGAGTCACCTTTCATAATGTGCTCTTTCAAATACACATCAGGATTCTTATGTGAGATGAACTTCTTACGGACAGGGTCATACTGGGTGACGTTTACAAACTTTTGAAGCTGAATGAAATCCTTATCACCAGAAAGGATTAAAATCTTAGGAGCACTACCAGTCATTAGCAATGCGCCATGGTGATGGACAAGTGTTGAGATAATGTCATCTGCTTCAGCTGTATCTACCTTTAGAACTCGATATGGAAAATAGTCCTTCAGCTCTTCACGAATCTTATTAAAGCATTCGAAGATACTATTCCAATCGATATCCGATTCCTCTCTAGCCTTCTTTCGGTTAGCCTTATAGTAAGGATAGATCTTTCTACGCCAATAGTTCTTATCGTCACATGCAATTACAAGTTCGCCATACTCCTCACCAAACTTCTGTTTATAGGAACGTATCGCGTTCAAGACCATGTGACGGACAAGGCCTTCTTCAATCTTGGCATCTGTGTGGTTGCCAAGTTGCATCATTAGGTTAGAAATCATAACCTGGTTAAGGTCAACAATTATCATGCTCTTTCTGGTCCTTCATCATCTGGATCTTCATCGGCATTATGCCATTCAGAATCCAGGAAATATTCAAGTTTATTAAAGTATTTATCAAAATCATCTACAAACGAATGCAGAGGATGGTGATGTTCCCTATACCGTAGTATAATCGAAAACACTGCTTCCCTCAACAGCAAAACATCTCTTCGGTCAAAATCATCCGTCTCAAAGCCGTATGCTTTGAGTAACATTATTGACTTATTAAAGATATCTGTCGCTTCTGGACCGGCCTCATTGTACCCCTCGACAAAGCTTTCGATATGCTTAGTTCTTTTGAGCTTAGGTTCTATCTTCTTCCGACGGAACTCAGCCATGCTAACGACGTTGTCGTTATTCGAGGATTCCATCTTCCTCTTCCTCTTCCTTAGCAACGATCGATTCAGTAAACAAAGGAGTCTTATAGGTAGGAACCATATCAAGTTCCGTAAACCCATCTTCTTTCATTTCCTTAACAAGGTTCAATGCCTCCATCTTACTGAGGTCGAAGAACTCAATGATACCGCCCTCGGCGTTACGAACAAAAATAGAGAAAGTATTAGTAGGCATATGCTAATCCTATGAAGAAACCAATAAAAAGGGGAGCAGAATATATAGCGACAGCGATCAAAATTATTTTGAAAAATGTTTTCATTACCACACTCTCAAGAGAACAGTGAACTCATTCAGACGACCATTCATCGGCTTAGCAACAGCCTTGATAGTATCGAACTGCTTGTTGAGCTGAGGCTTAGATGCACTCATTACAACCTTCAAGAAGTCCTCAGGCTTACGGAGCTTTTTGCTAACACACTGGTCAAGTTCTATATTAATAAGCGATGAACGCTTGAACTGAATGTTACTACCAACATAGCGACCAAGTTGGCGAGTCTTAGTGTTAAAGACCCAAAGCTGCTCACAACCAAGAACCTTCTGAGGATGGATTGAACCAATCTTGAATTCAAAAGACTCCTTACAGTACTTAACCTTAGAGAGCATCTTCTCGACGTTAGGTTTCCTAACCTTACGAACCCGAGCAGCCTTCTTCGTCTGCTCAAGTTGAGCAAGATCAGATTCTAACTTCTCATAGAATGCAACAAGAACCTTGATAGTCTTCTTACCATAGGCCTCATAACACTCAACGACAGCCGGATCACCATCTTTCAGGCGAGCCATCTCATCGAAGTTAAATTGAAACGCCTCACGGATGATCCGAGCATGAGCACCCTTACAACCTTGACCATTCAAGTAGTCGTAGACATTACTATCATACGGCTTACCAACAATGAAGTTATCAATCTGCTCATCGACCCAAGCGACATACGGAGTGCATGACTCCTTCAAGCGGTCACGAATCGAGATCACATTAGTTGGCTCGGCAACCTCGTCCTCATCAACATGAGTGGATGTTGCAATTGCCTGTTTCACAAACTCAAGAACACGAGCAGACTCGCCGGTATGAACACCACGAAATTCCATTCTAGCGATTGCAGCTATAACACGAGGCACATCACCACTAGTAGCCTTAGCAATGTCAATCTTAGAGTACTTATGCTGGACAAGGAACTGCCTCAACCAAGTCTTGTGGTCACTATCTTCGCTGTTATAGTTATACCAGTTAAAAGCCTCAACGAGGTTCAACTTGGTAGGTTCAGTGAACGTCGGTTCTGAACCGAGAGCACGAGCGAGAGAATCGTTACGCTGCTTTGCCATAAATTTTTGTCTTTGCCTCTGCGATGTGTTTACATTGATTGCGGAATTCGAACCCTGTACAAGTACAGGACCATTTTCCACCCTTGGACACTACATTATACACGTTACCCTTACTGCCGGCAACAGTACATTCAATAGTTAGTAATTTGCTAAATTCGGTCTTGTTAAGAGCTTTGCCTTCTAAGATCTGAAGGTCAATGACCCTATGAGCATAGATGAGTGACACAGGATGATATGAACGCCCGGTCTCAACAGCAAATGTGTTGCCGACCTCGTTCTTCCAGTATACAGGAATCGGTACGACCCTACCCGTATGAGTGTTATCATCCCACTCTCGACCAGCCACATTACTCGGATACCGAGTAGTGACCTTAACGAGAGAACCTATAGAAGGAATCTGCATCTTAGCCTACAAACTTGTCGATCACGCTAACGAGTTCGGGCGCGTAGACATCCTTGACAATATTGTCATGGATAACCTCAAAGCCCTCAACACGCATCTTACGAAGACGGAAGAACTGAACCTCATAGAGGTCAGGAACTGGATTGTACTTAACGTACACATAGCCCTTCCAAGGCGTCATCCCTGAAGTTTTAAACTTCAAGCCATCTTCCATGGCGACAAGATCCTTAGCACCCCAAGAGCTGAGCGCCCAAGCATCGATCGTCTTGATCTGAGAAACAATGGTCTGAGCAATATTCATTAGGCAACCACCTGGATGCGCGGTTCC